TCCTTGGATGCCGAGACCACGAGAATCTTGTGCTGCGGGTTCTTCCACAGCAGCCAGCACACGTAGGCTGCTGTTAGCCAGGACTTACCGATACCTCGGAAAGCCTCAATGATCCGGCGCCGTGGTCCAAATTGCAGATACGACGCGATGTCGTATTGGACCGGAGTAGGCGCCGGGAGATTGAGGTGCTTCCAGATGTGGAAGCAGAAGTTACGGAAGTCCTCGAAGGGATGCTTCGAGGTCAATGCACCCCATCAGCAGCAGGGTCGAAGGGGAACTCATCAAGCTTCTGCTTGAGACGTCCCGTGGCGCTGCCTTCAGTCGGCAGTGCTTCAATGCCCTCATCCTTGAGGAGCTGACGTGCGACGTTAAGGATCGCGGCGAGGCCCTTCTCACCCGCAGGAATCGCTTCGATGCTCTCGGTGAGCTTCACTACGACTGCGGTGTGTAGGGCTTCGAGGGCGTCCTTACTGGCCGCCACTGGTCCCGCCTAGAACGCGCTGGAACAGTCGCTCGATGGCAGAGGTGCCGAGGGATGCCAGGATGCACGCAAGGCCCACCACGGCGGGCAGGGACATCGTGGGAAAGATCACCAGGGCGAAGGCAGAGCCGACGCCGAGGGCACCATTGAGGATGGAGCGTGCGACGGCAAGACGCCAGTCGAACGGCTTACCCTTAGCCAACACCTGAGCGAAGCCGATAGCGGCTCCGAACAGGAGAGGGATAGCGATGAGCTTGGTTTCGTTTTCCATTGTTGTGACCCAAGTTAGAGGGTGCTGTAGTAGTTGAAGGTGCAGCGCGCGGTGACGGTCTGCCAAGAAGTGCCATCGGTGATGTCGCATGCGACATCGACGTAGCCGCCGCCATTGATAGTTGCGGTAGCGCCTACGGCAACCTGAGTACCGTTGCCACCAGCATTCGCGCCAGTGACGCCGCCGCTTCCGATGACTCGCCATGAGTAACTGAAGCTGCCGTTGCCACCAGATGCCGAGGCAGTGGCTAGGGTGCTCATTACGCGAGTAGCGGGCGTGTTCTTGTTGCCGTTGTTGTAAGACGTGTTGCTACCGGACGCCGAGGCAGTGAACGGCGTGTACGCACGCCACATCAGTACCCAGCCGCCACCTGAGCGCATGTAGACGTTCTGAATGGGTGCCCAGCCAGAACCTGCACGTCGCTGCATGATAGAAGGGGCAGCCCAGCCGCCCCCCGAGCGTCGACTAAACGCCACTCACCAAATCCAAAGGTCGCCGTCGTAGGCAGTGCCACCTGGATCGTTACCTTGCACGAACATGCGCGGCATGCGAATCCAGCCGTTGGCCGACGCATTCAAGTAGTACCCCGTGCCGTTCAAGTACATGGCTCCGTTCCACTGCAAGCCGGTGCCGTTGCCGCCGAGGTACGCACCGCCTGCGCCGTTTGTGGTGACGATGTTGCCCTGGACCGTACCGCCCGCTGTCATGTTGGCGCCGACGAAGAAGTTGTTGCCCGTGTCCGTGCGCCAGCGTGAGCCGCCCGCCGTGTCGTAGAGGCCCATGTCCCCATTGGGGCTTCCGTAGATGTATGCCGTGCGGCCTGCGAAAGCCCACTGCACCTGACGCTCTGCGCTCTGTGCTTGGAATACGATAGAACCGCTGATGTTGCTGCTGCCGTTCAACTGCACGAAGTTCGACTGCACCCAATTCTCCAGGGCAAGAGCGCCGAAGTCGGTGGAGTCGATTGTGAGCTTGGTCTTGCCAGTGCCGCCCGCGGCGTAGCCGATCTTCACTGCGTTCGTGGCCTGGCCGATGCCCGTTCCCTGCTGAACGGGGTTCCAGCTCAGAGCATTCTGCTTGGTTGCGGGATCGAAGTTACCTGCGTGCCACACCTGTTTGCCGAGGATCGTCGGCTCGTTGCCGGTGAAGTTGAAGTGCGCGCCGTTCTCGGACTGAATCTGCACTTCCGTGCCAGCCGTGTTGCCCCAGCCGATGTAGCCGCGACGCAGTCCGTCTGCGCCAGAGAACTGCACGTATCCAGGCATGCCTTCGGGTAACCCGGCACCGGGGACAAGACCGACGGTCCCGGTCGAAGGCGCAGTGCGGACAGTGATGCCGCCAGTGAAGGTGCCGCCACCCGCTCCCATCTTGGCGTCCAGTGCCGCTTGGAGGTTTGCGACGTCCGCGACGGTCAACACAACGGCACCCGTTCGGCCTGCAACGGTCGTCACGGCCTGCTGGTTGTCTATGCGTTCCCACAGGGTTCCGTCGAATACCGCCATGTCACCGCTGGCCCACTTTACGCCGTTGACGGTCCCCGCCTTCGAGATGAAGTAGAAGTCGCCCAGCTTCGGCGTGGAGGGCATGGTGTTGCCAGTGGCATCCCATGATCCTTTGTAGACCACGGCACCGACAGCAACGAGGCGTGCCTGTTCGGCCCAGTGGAACGCCGAGTATTTCCCAGGGGAGACTTCGGAGTTCACGGGGGCGTTTGCGTAGGACGAGGACATGTCACGGGCAAGCTGCGCGTCATCACGGAAGGTACGCGCCGCTTCTGCGGACGTCCCTGCGGTGTTCATGTAGCCCTGAGCGTTTGCCTCGGATGTCGCGGTGGCGCCCTGGGATGCCGACGCAGCGTCCGCAGACTTCTTGGCCGCAAGCTCGGACGCCGCAGCGTGAACGGCGGACGCGGCTGCGTCGATTGCGGACGCGGCTGCATCACCTACGGCCTTGGAGAGACTCGCCTCGCTGGCCTTGGCATCAGCGGCCGATGCGGCGGCAGCGTTGGCCGAGGCACGCGCGTCATTGGACAGGGCCAGGGTTTGCGAGCTGATCTCGCGTACCTGCGTGACGGCGCCTGACAGGTCGTCGGTGAGACCGGTGACGTCAGTAATGAGCTGAAGCATGGAGGGGAGCTGGTGGTCTTTGTCCGCAGCATCAGTGACCGTGACCAAACCTTCCGGCTTGGTTAATAGGTCGATCATCTGATACTCGCGGCGATCCCATCGGTCCACGAGGGACGACAGGCGAGCGGCTAGTGCTGCATTGCTGACGTAGCCGGGAGTTTCGTTCGAGGCGATTATTTGAGTCCGAAGGTGTAGGTGTTGACCGCATACATGTGGAACTGCTCGCCGTGCTGGCCAGCGTCCGAGAGGCGGATGCGATATGCAGTGGCGCCGGTCGTCGGGCCACCAAAGAACACGAGCGTGTACGTCGAGGCGTTACCTCCGCGCAGCGTGTAGCGGGTTGAGCGCACGTCAATCCATGTGCTTCCCACGAGCTGCTGAATGGCGATCCAGCCGGAGGCTACGTCGGAACCCGTGGAGCTACAGACGACCTCGGAGATCACGACAGGCATGTGGACTTCACCCAGGCGCACAGGCGCGGGCAGAGTGACAGCATCAGTCGTTGCTCCGTAGTTCGCAGCAACGTCGCCGGCCCATGATCCGGTTCCGTAGGTCTGGAGGTTGCCGGTCATGTTCTGCGCGGTGATCGTGCCGTTGAACTTGGCGTTGCCGCTTCGATCCACAACGAACACACCGTTGTTCCAGTTCTTGACGCCAGAGCCCACCCAAAGGGGATAGGGGTCTCCAGGGTTGTTCGTCATCTCCGCACGGAACTCATACGGATTGATGATGTTGCCGTACTGGTCAAGCTGGAAGGTGCGGAACGTGCCGCCGTTGACCTCGCCCATGTTGGCCGTAAGGGCCGATAGGGAGTTCACGCGAATCTTGTCCGCAGTGATCGAGCCGTCTACGACGAGCTGACCTTGGATGCCCACAGTGCTCACGCCGCCGACCGTGCCGATGACGAAGGGGTACTTCATCTGCTGCACGCCACCCGTCGAGGTGTACGTGGGGGACACGAAGGCGAAGCGATCTGCCATGACCACGAAGTTCGAGCCAGTCTTGGAGTCCACGCCCAGGCCGATACCGGCGATCACAGGCGTGCCGCCTATCGTGCCGCCGTTGATGCGGACGGTGTAGTTCGCCTGCCAGTCCCCATTAGGGTCTGCGGTGCCATCCACGAGGGCCTCGAAGCGTTGCTCCAGGTTCGCGAACTTGCCGTTGGCGAGTGCTTCCACCTGAGTCTTCGCCGTGGACTGTGCGTAGTCTTTGGTGGCGTAGGTGGTCGTGAGGGTCAGGTTGAGCGCCTGCGTGACCTTGTTGTCTGCGTCGATCCATTCGGACTTCGCAGTCTGCATGGCCGTTGTGCGGGCAGAGGTTTCATCCACGATGGCCTGACGCACGGACTTGATGTCCGACTCGGCGTTGCTGATCTTCGCGTTGATCCCCTCGAACACAATGGCGTTCGCTGAGTTCGCATCGGAGATAGCCTTCTGCACCGTGTGAATCTGCGCTTCGGCGTCATCGAACTTCGTGTAGATGTCTTCGATCTTCTCAGCGACGGCCTGCTGGTCCGTGTTGATCGTGTTGACGGCGGTCTCTACCAGAGCGACGCGCGCTTGGTCTTCATGGCGATAGTTGTACGCCTTGTCGCTTCGGAGGATTTCCTCCATCAGCGTCGATGCCGTGTACTCGATGTCGTCGAGGCGCGAAGTCAGCAGGTCCATGACGGGCGACTGCATGACTTGGTCGATGATCTGCTGGATCGGAAGCGAGATGCCGCCGCCCCAGTCGGGCCAGCCAGAGCCGCCACCGGGAAGGCCGGAGCCGCCGTAGCTGCCGAAGTCGATCTGCTCCTGGATTGCGAATAGGAGCTGCTTGTTGTTGAGGTTCAGGTCCTTGGCCGGGAGCTGCGCTCCGTCCTGGACTTCGACCATGCTGCGATCACGCGGGGTGAATCGGCGGATGGTCACGAGGATGCCCTCAGGCACCGCCGTGTGAAGCTTGAGTTCCGTGGGGCC